CCGATGCCCGAGATGTAAGTCCAAAAATAAATCAGGATAATTTTTTTGCAGATTTAGATTCTTTAGTTGGTATTGGTCGCGAACAGGGCGGTTGTCATGTTGGCGCTTTAGTAGCAAAACTTGATAAACAAATTCAAATAAAACTTATCGAGATTATGAAAAACCCTAGCGTTCAATCTGCCAAGTTAGCAGAGTTGATGGCTTCTTACGGGCTTCATGTATCCTCTACTGATGTTCTTCGGCGACACCGCCGAAGATTACTTGGCAAAGATGGGTGTAAGTGTCCGCGTGAATCTTGATGATGCTTTAGATAAACTCCTCAAGACTTCCGAAATGGAGTCAGTTCAAAAACTCCAACCCCGTGAAAGAAAAGCCGATTGGCTTCCCGGCGTGACTTGGAATGGTGATGAAGGAACGGTCACTACGCAACCCATGGAGGGTGAGAATTCTCCTGATTGGTCGGGCGTTTTGCGAATGTGGGGTTTAGACCCTGAACACTTTGAAGTTGTCGAACCAGTTCTATTTAATGTTTGGGGCGACACTCTAGGAGTTCTAAATCGCCAATGGAAAGGCAAGGTAATCCGCAAAGGTAAAAATCAATCCGCGGATATAGAAGCCCTTATCAAACAAATAAAAAAACATAAACCCAAAGAGAGAAAACAAATAGAGGGTGGCGCTTCGCTTGTAGTCTGCGCTTCAGATTGGCAGACAGGAAAAAGAGATGGAGATGGACTTAAAGGCTTGGTCGGTAGATGGCTTCAAGCCATAGACGATGTTGAGTTCAGATTGAAAGAATTAAAAAAAATTGGCAGACCCATTGATTCAATTACAGTTCTTTGTCTTGGAGATTTAGTTGAGGGATGCGATGGACATTACGACATTCAAACTTTTACAGTTGAAATAGACAGAAGAGACCAAGTAAAGATTGCTAGGAGATTATTACGAGATGCGTTGATTCGTTGGTCGAATCTCGTTCCTTCGATAACAGTTGCGGCAATCGGAGGAAATCATGGAGAAAACAGAAAAAACGGAAAAGCATTTACCACCTTGGCAGATAATGACGATGTGGCACTTGTTGAATCGGTGGCAGAGATATTCGGAGCGAACCCGGAAGCATTTAGTCATATCAGATTCGCCATACCAAAAGACGAATTGAGTCTGACCCTAGAGGTCAATGGAAAAATTATTGGAATCACACACGGTCATCTAGCAAGAAGTTCCGGTGGACCCGAGGCTAAATTACGGCGATGGATTGCAGACCAAACTTTAGGTCGTCAAACTATCGGTGATTGCGACATTTTGGTTACCGGTCATTATCACACTTTCAAACTAGCAGATTGGGGAGGCGTCAAATGGCTTCAAGCACCAGCCCTCGACGGGGGAAGCGTATGGTGGAGACAATCGACGGGAGAGGTTGCGGATGCGGGGGTGCTGACATTCCTTGTGAGTGCCAACGGGATAAGCGATATACAAGTTCTATGAATGACCCAAGGGACATCGCTTTATATGCCGCGGAATTGGTCTCAGGCGCCCGTCAAGAGGCGTATGGACATCCCCTTGATAACTTCACCCGAGCCTCAAAGATATGGTCTGTAATCCTCGGCTGTGAGGTTTCTGCCGAGCAAGTAGCCCTCTGTATGGTCGGGATGAAGATAGCCCGAGAGGTCAATCAATCTAAGCCCGATACGGTCGTAGATGGGGTGGGTTACTTTCTGACCCTTGGGATGATTCAAGAAGAGCGCCTCAAAAGGTTGAATTCCTAACCCGGGTAGGTTATACTGGAGTCGTCCGAAAGGAGGACTCATGAGAGAGGTCAGGACATTCAGAGTTGATTTTGAATCTGTTGATGCCACTCTTGCCAAGTTCCACAAGATTGCCGGTCGTGGCAAGTCCAAGGGTCTTGAGGGTGGTTTCAAAGTTCTTGGTATCAGCAATGAAACAATCAAAGATTCTGACGGTGTTGAGTATGAATACACCGCGATTGAAGTTGAGTGCGAGCCTGTCAAGTTCGCAGGTTGGGAATTTTTAGCAGTCGCCGAGATTGAGCAGGGTGTTGTTTTGACCCGTGGTATTGGTTCGGCTCAAGAGGTCAAACCTTCCGAGGTCAAGGTTGGATATTGCGCTCATTGCGGTACTACTCGCCAGCGTAGAAAATATATCTTCGTCAAGAATGAATCCGGCGAGGTCAAGCAAGTTGGTTCTACTTGCGTCAAGGACTTTTTAGGTTGGGAGTTCACGCCAACATATCTTCAATCGTGGGCAGAATTTGAAGCATACGCCAAACCTACCGCTCCTTCAAAAGTCAGCACCGTAGCGATTGCCGCAGTTGCGCTCGCCGTGGTTGGTAAGGACGGTTACAAATCAAGTACCCAATACGGCTACGAGAATTCAACCGCCCGAACCGTCAATGAGATGTTTGTGTTTGGTTCTAGGGATGCTTATTCAACAAGTCAAAAAAGACACTATGGTGTCGAGAAGTTATCCGAGGAGCAGTTAGCCGCAGGTCGCGAGTTGATTGAGTTCGCTAAGACCCTCAAGGGCGAAAGCGCTTATGCTGAAAACTTGAGAGCGGTAGCCGCGCTTCCTTATCAGACTTCCAAAACTATCGGAATCTTTGTCTCAGCAATCATCGCCAAGCAAAAGGCTCAAGAGCAAGAGGTAGCCAAGAAAAGCGCCGTCAAGGTTTACAAGTCCGAGCAGTTCGCAGAGACCGGCAAGCGTGTCGAGATTGAGGTTACGGTCTTGTCAAAGCGAAAGATTGAAACTCAGTTTGGATTCTCGACTTTATGGACCTTCGAATCCGGCGAGTACAAATTCAAGTGGTTCGATAGTGGTTATTCCTTCGGCGCTGAAATTGGCGAGCAGTTCAAAATCAAAGGTACTATCAAAGGTCTTGATGAGTACCAAGGTCAGTACGCCACAAAACTTTCAAGAGTTGCGCGAGTGAAGGAATTAGTCGCAAGTTAGATATGCGATACACTTTGATTACTGTGCGCTAGTCGCCTGAGTTTCGTCTCTTCCGTGTCCCGAGTGACCCTGACGGTCACTCGGGTTTTCTATGTGCCGTCACGGAGGAGGTTTAGATGGCTCAATATCGAGTCCTATCGGGTATTGATTACCCACCGAATAAACGCGCTGAAGCGGGACAAGTCGTATCAGACTTACCTCCTCAGTCAATTAAATGGCTTCTTGAATCAGGCGTGATTGAAGATACAAGTAAGCCAAGCAAAAAAGTCGAAACACCTAAAGAAGAGCCAAAAGAAGAAATTGCAGTCGAGACACCCGTAGCAAAAGAGGAAGTGTCTTTCGACGCCAATGCCAAAGATATTGATGGTGATGGATTGCTTCAAGATGGCACAGCCCATCAACGCCCAATTGAGGAGAAATAATGCCAACATTTCGCCATGGTAAAAATGTAAATGTATTTATCGATGAGTTTGATTTTTCAACTTACTTCAGCGATGTATCAGCATCAACCGCAGTAGATACCGCCGAGACTTCCGCTTTTGGAACAAGTGCAAAAACTTATGTAGTCGGTCACCTAGATGGAACAATCAGTTTGAGCGGTATGTTTGAAGGAACCGCTTCGACAGGTACCGATGAGTTCTTTGATAACGCCCTTGCTAATGCGACTAAGGCTCTTATCATCATTGCACCCGAGGGACACACAAATGGCACAGGCGCAATCATGGCTGAGGCTGATAACACTTCCTATGAAGTCTCATCCGCCATCGCCGATATTGTCCAAGCCTCAGCAGAATTTCAGTCAAGTGAATCAGTTGAACACGGAAAGATTCTTTCTTCAGGTTCAACCGTTTCCGCGACTGGAAATGGAACGGCAGTAGACCATGGAGCATCGACCACAAATGGCGGAGCAGGTTTTCTATCAGTTCCAGTAAATACAAGAAACGGAAACATCACAGTCAAGATTCAACATTCGGCGGACAATTCAACATTCGCTGACCTTGTGACTTTTACTGTTGTTTCTAGCAGTACAACAACTTCAGAAAGAATTGAAGTTGCTAGTGGTACAACAGTAAACAGATACCTACGAGTGTCCTACACAGTCGCAGGTTCAACAGGCTCGGCTACCCCTGTGGTGGCTTTTACTAGGAGGTAAAAATGCCTACATTTCGTCATGGTAAATCCACCGTATTTAAGGTAGACAACAGCGGTGGAACACTTACCGATATTAGCAACACACTCACCGATGTCGGATTCCCACAATCAGTAGATACCGCCGAGACCAGCGCTTTTGGTTCCTCTGCAAAAACTTATGTTGTTGGATTATCTGATGCAACAATTTCTGTATCAGGAATGTTTGATGCAACAGTAGACGCGCATCTAAACGGAATTCTTGGTCAAGCCGCATCTGTATCTTTTGAATATGGTCCTGAAGGTTCAACCGCGGGCTTTGTCAAATATACAGGCGAGTGCTTACTCACCTCTTACGAGAAGAGTGGCGCAGTTGGAGACATGGTTTCATACTCCGCAGAGTTCCAAGTTACCGGTGCGGTAACACGCGGAACTTACGCATAACAAAAGTAAATAACAACTTAATATGGTCGTGACCAATCTAGTGTCCAAGGAGAAGAAATGACATCACTACGCGACAAAATCTTTACAGCAGATGACATTACGAAAGAACTTGTTGAAGTCCCTGAATGGGGAGTTACAATCGAGATTCGTTCGATGACAGCGGCGCAAAGAGCAACACTTACCGAGGGCGTAAGTTCTGTGGATAAGGTTGATGTGTCAAATATGTACGCAAAGACAGTTATCGCAACAGTCTTTGACCCCGAGACGGGGCTACCCGTTTTCACCGACAAAGATAGAGAAGCGATTCTCTCCAAGAATGGAGCAGTCATTGAAAGACTTGCTACCAAGGCTCTTGGTTCATCGGGCTTGAGTGATAAGGCGGTAGACGAAGCACAGGCGCGATTTCCTAAAGAATCCTGAGCGTAGGTTTCTTTTCGAGTTAGCAGAAAAGTTAGGTCGGACGGTGGGCGAAATCCTTTACGGGAGTCCAGCCCACCGCCCACTTAGCAGTATGGAATTGACGGAGTGGAACGCCTTATATCTACTCAAACAGATAGAGCGTGAACGAGAAGAGAATAAAGCAAAAGCGAAGTCGAAGGCAAGGAGATAAACATGGCTGAATCACCGACCATGGAAGTCCGCGCCCGATTATCCGCAGATTCCGCACAGTTCGTTCAAGGTATGGACAGAGCAGTAAAGTCCACACAAAATTTTCAACAAGCGAGTTCAGCGCTCGCTAAATCCAGCGTGGCGGTCGGTGTCGCAGTTGGTACCGCGACCGCCGCGATAATTGCTTTCGGCGTAAAGGCTTTCAAGGTAGCCGCCGAAGTCGAAAGATTTGACATAGCGTTACAGGCAGTTGGCAGAACAAGTGGACTTGGATACGAAGCCCTAAATGCCTCAGCCAAGGGTATGAAATCTTTAGGAATTCAAGCATCAGTCGCTCAAAGAACAACTCTAAAATTTGTTCAATCAAATATAGATTTAGCAAAAGCAACAGACCTTGCTAGAGCGGCACAAGACCTCTCAATAATTAGCGGTACAAATGCCGAAGATGCTCTTCAAACATTGACTATGGCAATCACTACTGGTCAAACTCGTATGCTCCGTTCAATTGGTATTACTGACTCAGCCGGTGGTGCTTATGAAAGATATGCCGCTGAATTGGGCAAAGCGGCTAAAGATTTGACTATGGCGGAAAGACGCCAAGCGGTTATGAATCTTGTAATGCGTGAGGGTTCTAAAGTTGCCGGGGCTTATGCCGCCGCCATGGAATCTCCTTCTTATATGCTCAAAAATTTTGGAAGTCTCCATAATGATTTGATGGTCGCAATGGGTGGCGTTCTTGTAAAAGGTTTTGGTCCACTTATCAAATCTTCTTACAATTTTGAAAAAAATCTAATTGCTTTAGTTGATGAGGGCGGAAAACTCAATCCAATCTTGAAAGCAATGGAAAAAGTTTTGCTTGCTATTACAACTCCTATTTCTAACATCATAGACAACTTAGGCGATTTTGTTACTAACATTGATTTATCAAACAAAAGTGTTGATGGCATAGCCTCACAACTTCAAAGATTTTTGCCTATTATTGCCGCCGTTAGTGTTGGCTTTGCTACTTTTGCCGGTAAAAGTTTACTTCAAGGTGTTCCGATAATTGGTAATTTATTCCGTGCTACTAATCCATTGATTGCCGCTTTTGCGGTATTAGCATTTACATCTCCGCAGTTACAAAAGGCTTTCATCAATTTATTCAAATCATTATCACCTCTTCTTGAACCTTTGAAACAAATTGGTAAAGCAATTATGGGTGTTTTATCTGTTGCGGTTTCAGTTTTAGCGGCGGCAATAAATGGTCTTACTCGAGTCATTCGAGGCATTATTGGCTTTTTCAAACAAAATGAAATAGCGGCAAAGATTTTGGCTATTGCTCTTGGAGCGGTAACGGCTGGTCTAATAGCCTATAAAGCACAAGCACTTTTATCCGCCGCCGCTTCTAATAAAGCAAGAGACGCAAAATTGTTTTTGGCAAAAGCCGTGACCGTTTTGACTAGCCGTATGTTTTTGATTGTGACGGCTGTTGCCGCCGTAATAGGCGCATTTGTTTATTTATGGCAATCAAGTGAATCATTCCGCGAAAACATGACTCGTATTATCAATGAAGTGGCGCGTGTTGTTGGCGCTGGACTTGCTTGGATTATTCAAAGTATTGGTCAGTTGCTTTTAGCATTTGGTACGGCTATTGCCCCAACTACTTCTTTTGGTCAGACTTTGGCTAAAGTAATTCAGTTTGCTTATGTTGCTTATGTGACGGCAGTACAAGGTATTGTAAAAGTAATCATAATGTTTTTGAAGGCTATCAATTATTTAGTGAGTGCCAATACTGGTTTAGGTAAAACAGTTCGCGCAGTTCTCAATTTCATATTCAAGGCGTTTGCTGTTGTAGTTGGTGGCATCCTTAAATTTATTGGTTTCTTCCTTGAGGCTTTGGGTATGTTGCTTGATACTCATGGGCTTGTGGGAAACATCATCGGCATGATTCTTGACTTTTTATGGAAGTCTTTTGCGACAGTTATTGGCGGAATTATCAAATATATTGGAATGTTTATAGAGTTCCTTGGCAACCTTTTAGATACAAATGCCATGGTCGGCAAACTTATCGCCGGAGTTCTTGATTTCTTAATTGACGCTT